TAATATAGTGTTAATATGTTTTTTAATATTATTTAGTATCTATTTATTATTTATATTATTTAATAGTAAACATAATGATATATACAACAAAATGAATGAAATGATATTAAAAGAAAAATTTAGTATGGATCACGCATGTTTAAATATAGATGATTCTGCTATTGTTAATAAATGCGATACTGATTCCAGCGGTACTGATATTATAATAGCAGGACTCGATGAGCTATTTAACAAATGTGATAGTCCAACAAAACTTACTGATATGAAATGTCCAACAGATGGGACTGATGACCACGTGTGTTGTAATACAACTGAAAATATAGAAAAGTATTGCACTTATTTAAACAGTATAAAAAAACTATTATGGGGTAGCTGTTTAACGTGTGATAAAAAAAAGGCTATTATTGATGCTGTTAAACGGTCAAAATGTAATGATATTTCAGGAGCTCCACCACCTCCTGAAAGTGATGGAGCAGATGATGGATCTTCTGAAGGTGGTGGATCTCCTTAATAAAAATTATACTATACAATAAAATAAAAAATTTTTTTTTGTAATATATATTAAAAAAATGATTTATATTTTTCAGTTTAACATTTAAATGGACTGCTCTATTTGTATTGAATATACAAACACAATTAATATTGCATTGTGTAAGTTTTGCAATTTTAGTTGTTGTATTAAATGTTTTAAAAAATATATTTTAGATACAAAAAAAACAGTTAAAAATTGTATGAGTTGTAATAAAAACTTTACAAGAGCAATGCTAGTTGATATTTTAGGAATGCCTTATATTGAAAAATTATATAAGGACCATATAAAAGAGTTATTATTCAGTGAAGAAAAAACTTATATTCCTATTTCAATGATTGTTGTTGATAAAAATAAAAAAATAAAAAAACTAAAAGATGAATATGAAAAATTGCTAAGTAAATATAAATTAGAAATTGAAAATACAACAGAAAAAACATTAGACCATTTTAAAGATTATTATGAAATAAAAGCATTAGAAGACTATATAAGATATCTTAAAAGCAAACCATTAGAAAAAGAAAAAAGAAACCAATATAAATATCCATGCGCAACTATAAACTGTGAAGGGTTTGTTAATAATGCATGGCATTGCGAATTATGTGATTACACAACGTGTAAAAATTGTTTTAAAATAGTAAATGATAATCACGAATGTCTTAAAGACGATATTGATACGGCTTTACTTATTAAAAAAGATAGTAAACCTTGTCCGAAATGTAATATATCAATTATGAAAACTTCCGGATGTGATCAGATGTGGTGTACATCATGTCATACAACATTTGATTGGAAAACTTTAAAGATTATAACCAGAGGCATTATACATAATCCAGAATATTTTAGGTATATGAGAGATAATAATTTAAAAATAGAAAGAAATCCAAATGATAATCCGTGTGAAAATGAACTATATGGTAAATATATTGAATTAATAAATCTAAAAAATATAAGTAAATTTTACGACATGACTCTAATTAATGAATTATATGAAATATACAGAAGAATACAGCATTGCGAGTTAATTACGCTTGTAAATTTAAATAATAAATTAGATAGTTATGACGAGTGGAGAAATTCAGAAAGAGTTCGATTTTTAGAAAAAGAAATATCCGAAAAACAATACAAAATAAATTTAGCTCGCAAATTTAAAGAAAATGACTTTCTAAAGGAATTTATATCAATTCAATCAACTATTTATTATACGTGCAAAGAAACTTATATTAAAATAATTGATGATATAATTAAAACTACGGTTAATAAAGTAAAACTAGATAATAAAATAAATGAAATAATTGAATTAAATAAACTTAAAGAATTTTGTTTAGAACTTCAAACTATAGAATTAACAAAAATCAAAAGCGTATATAATAAAAATACAGCATTTGTATATAAATTATACATGCCCTGTAAATTTTAATTAAAAGATATTACATTTCTATCACTTTCATATTTAATAATTTTTGTTTTATATATATACATTATACTATCTTTGTGTTTCCAGTCATCTTTATCTGACCCCGATTTAAGTGATAAATTATTCATATAATCTTCAACTGTCCAATTTTTTAAGTTGTCTTTTGCAACAGATGGTAAAAATGTTGATGTGTTATTATTATAAATTTTTAAATACATACCATGACGTCCGTCGAAGTTAAAATTTAATTGCGAAGTATTCGATGGAAAATTACTCCATTCGGATATATCATCAATTATTTCTATTTTTATATTTAACTTATCTAGATTATTAATTGTAATTGGATTTTGCCATCGTTGAATGCTATCATTTAAACAGCTTTTAGCACAATTAATTATTTTATTAGAGCAAGATATTTTTTCGTTATTTTGAAAAATTCCAATACACGAATTTGTTTTATCTTTTATTTCTGTACTAACAAAAATACCATTATATATATTATTAAAACGATTCCATTTTGGTATATGTAAATTTACATTAATATTATACAATTTCAAATATAATGTGCTTTTAATTAAACCATAACTTTGAAAAATATCAATTGGTAATAGATGGTTTGAGTTTTCAAATAATCCATAAATAATTGATACATATGATACAAATTCTTTTTTTTCATTATCAAAATCGATTATATGTTTTTCGATATTATTTTTATTATATTTGCTAGAATCATAGTAATCTATAACGCGTGCATTCCAATTAAAAAATTTAGATATTATTAAAAATGTTTTTATAGCAAATCTACCACACATTATACTTTCATCATAATTTGTTAATTTATTATTTAATAAATTTGATATAGTTTCTTCTTCTTTTATAATTTTATCGTAAGTATATGGATAATCTAATAAATTTAAATTATTAAATCTTTCGCCGTAATGTATTAAATCGGTTGTAGCGATTAATAAAATTTTATCGGTTGTTTTATAAATATAGTTAATAATATCTATTGCTAAATTTTTATGATTTGTATCTGGTGTAGGACAAATAACTAAAAATTTACTATTTTTAAAATAAAATGTTAACTCATCTTTAACCCAATTAAACGAGTGTTCCTTAATTGCGCCTTCGGACAAAAAATCAGAATTATATATACAATGTGTATTAGTAAAAAAATCTTCAAAAATTTTATTAGATTCTAATATAAATACTTTATCGGTTGAATTGCGCGTATCGTGTAGTGCAGATAAATAAATTATCTTTCTTATATTTTTATCTTTTTCTGATAAATTATCAAATATTATTTTACGCGCATTTCCAGCATATTGAAATCCTGCATGTGGTAAAATAATACCTTTAAGTTTATCGAAATATAATTTATACATAATTATATTATGAAATTAAAATCTTATTTAATTTATAGAATAAATAATTTAAATGGGTGGGGGTCTTTTACAATTAGTTGCTTATGGAGCCCAAGATGTATATTTAACCGGTAATCCACAAATAACATTTTTTAAAGTAGTTTACAGAAGACACACTAATTTTGCATTAGAATCTATACAACAAACCTTTAATGGTACTGTTGGATTTGGTCAAAGAGTAACATCTACTATTTCTAGAAATGGCGATTTAATATCTAGAGCTTACTTAGAATTAGAATCTAGTGATACAAATCTTGTACCATATTTTGGATTACGTGTATTAAAAGAAGCTGAAGTTGAAATTGGTGGTCAAAAAATAGATAAACATTATTCTGAATGGCTTTATATCTGGAATGAATTAACTATGCCAGTTGGTAAAAAAGAAGGTTTTTTCAATATGGTTGGTGGTGGAGGAGGCCAAGCAGTGGGCCACAGATTAAAATTAGCTAAATATATTGATTCAGGTGTTACTGACCATGCAACAATAAGTAGTGATATTAATAGCTTATTAAACAATAAGCTGAAAATAACATTTAATATTAGTGTTGGCAATGATGAATCAGTTCTTTTTAGAGTTAAAAGATTTGGTTCAGATGATACTGAAAAAACAATTGGTACTACAATAATAAAAGCGACAAAAAAACAACCAAGTACTGAGGCAGTATTGACAGTACAATCTTCATATGGTTATTCAGAAGATGACTTTAAATCTGATGATAAATTCGAACTGCATTTTGTAAATAGTAATGATAAAGATAAAATAAGCAAAGTAGAAGTTATAAAAACTGATCTAAGTGCCTATGACACTTTTGACGCAGGAGACTCAAATGAATATAGTTTGGTTGCTGGTGTATTTATGATTGATGGTGATAATTATGATTTACCTGGTTTAAATGATGATTCTGAAAGAATTAGAATTAAAAAAATGGGGGGTGACGATACTACCAATTTAACTACAGACGATACTATTATATTTAAATTTGAGGACACTACTAATACGAATAACTTTATAATTTATCAAGCAACTGTTGGCGAATTATATTTAGAAGATGGTGCAAGTTTTACATTTAATAGTAATCCAAATGTTGCTGTTGCTAACATAACTGAAAAACTATATATTATCGATTTCTTTAAGGCCAAGGATATTGTGCGCAAATATAGTCAATGGTATCATGATGATATAGAACTAGATGGTACATTTGAAATATCGCATATATCTACTTCTAAGACAAACTACGAATATTATATATTTAAAGAAGAAAATATACTAGAAGCGCAAGTGTCTGACAATCTTGATACTGTAGGAAACATAACGATTGAGAATGATGAGAATTATGATATAAACGACACAATAAAAGTTGTCGTCACTGATAAATCAAATGCTACATATACAGTAGTTGCAGAAGACGCAGGATATAGACTTTCTTCTACCTCCGCTGCAGATACTATAGTAACTGCTAATTTAGAAATTACTGACATTGCGCTTGTAGGAGTCTCCGACCTCGAGAAACCTAAACACTTTACTGGCAATGCGATTAGTAAAATGTATGTACCATTACAATTTTGGTTCTGCAATAATTATGGTCTTGCATTGCCTTTAATAGGTTTACAATATCATGAAGTTAAAATAATAATACAATTTGAAGAAGCTTCGAAATGTATGATTAAATATCAAGAACCTCCTAAAGACTTAAAAGCTTCTTTATGGATAGATTACATCTATTTAGATACTGACGAAAGAAGAAAATTTGCACAATCTTCGCATGAATATTTAATAGAGCAATTACAATACACTGGTAAAGAATCGGTACAAAACAAATTAAAATTAAACTTTAATCATCCTGTAAAAGAATTAGTATGGGTTGTAAATAAAAATGATAAATCAAATGTCGATTGGTTTAATTTCACTAATAATCAAATGTTATTAGAATTAAAAACTAAACCATATAATACCAAAACAATAAATGAAGAACTAGTTGACAAATCTACAAACTGTGTTAAATCTGCTAAACTTATATTAAATGGCAATGATAGATTTTATGAAAGAGATGGTAGATATTTTAATTTAGTACAACCATTCCAGCACCATACAAATGTCCCTAAAAACAGGGGTATTAATTTATATTCTTTTGCATTAAAACCAGAAGAACATCAACCATCGGGAACTTTAAATATGTCACGCATAGATACAGCAACTTTATCATTAAATTATGAACAAGGTGTAACTAACCAAACTCATAGTATATCGGTGTATGCCGTTAATTACAATGTTTTAAGAATATTGTCTGGTATGGGAGGCATTGCTTATTCTAACTAAATAACTTTTACCTTATTACTCATAATATTTTTAAGATATTTTGGAATTTTTAACACTTTAATTTTTTCAATTAATAATTTTTTATTATTATCAATATCATTATAATTAATAATTAAATCGTATTTTTT